ATTAGAAGATGGGATACACGCAACAACAATGATGTTACCTAGATGTTGGATTGACGTAGACCATTGCAAAAGTTTGATAGATGCGTTAAGACATTATCATAGGAAGTACATTGATAAAAACAGAATGTTTAGATCAAAGCCTGTCCACGATTGGAGCAGCCATGCGTGTGATGCCATGAGGTATCTTGCAGTTGGTCTCCAAGAAATTAATACTAGACAAACTGCTCCGCAAAGTGTAGCAGATAATAGTTACAGGATTATATAATTATGGGATTCTTAAAACCAAAAATACCAACTTTACCAATGCCGCCACCCCCGGTTGAAGCACCCAGCAGCGAAATAAGTGATGAAGAAAAAGCAAAAATTAAAGCAGAGAAAGATGCTATCATGAGGAAAAGAAAAGGTAGACGTTCAACAATACTAACCGGTCCACTTGGAGTACAAGAAGATAAGGAAGCTGCGTTAGATACATTATTAGGAAAGAAAGATTATTAAATGTCAAGAAGAGAAAATTATAGAACTTCTAGCAACTATACTAGCAATTCTTACAATGCAGGTATAACTAAAAGTACAACAACTACAAACAACAACAATAATAATAATAATAATAACAATACCCAAGATAAATATAGAACTAGAACAATAGATCCTGCTGTAAAAGCAAGAAATGATTTAGCAAAGAAAATTGCTAAACAAAAAAAAGATGCACTTGATTTTAAAAATTTAAAATATGAAAAGCCAAGCGGTATAGCAAAATATTCACCTGTGCCTGTTCTTCTTGATTTTACAGGTATTGGTAAAAAAACATTTGAAGTTAATAAATCTTATTATGAAAGAAATGTTATTGGAAAAGCAAAACCGGGTGGTGGATTTTATAGTGCGTCTGTAGAAGATTATAAAAATTATATAAGTGGCAGAGGTTCTGGTGATGTAGATGCTATGGGTAGAACTATTACTAAAAGTGATGGTGATGGTGGTAGAGATTTTGTTGTAGAAAAAAATGTTGGCGGTAAAACAATTTTAACAACAGAAAAAAAAGTAGCAAAAGATGCAGAAGCTAAAAAAGAATATGATGAAAGAACTACAAAAAAAAGAGGTAGAAGAAAAACTATTATGACAGGATCATTAGGAGTAACAAAAGTATCATCAGATTATTCATTAGGTAAACCTACATTATTAGGAAAAGTATAATGGCAAAAACAGATTTAAGTAAAACTTTATTATCAAGATTTGATAAGTTACAAAGTCAAAGACAAAACTGGGAATCACATTGGCAAGAAGTTGCAGACTATATGCAACCAAGAAAAGCAGATGTTACTAAACAAAGATCAAGAGGAGACAAACGTACAGAATTAATTTTTGATTCTTCTCCAATACAAGCAGTAGAATTATTAGCAGCATCATTACATGGTATGCTTACAAATCCTTCTACACCTTGGTTCTCATTAAGATTTAAAAATTCAGCATTAGAAATGGATGATGAAGCAAAACTTTGGTTAGAAAATGCAACTGAAGTTATGTACTCTGCATTTAACAGATCAAATTTTCAACAAGAAATATTTGAATTATATCACGACTTAATTACTTTTGGTACTGCAGCAATGCACATACAAGAAGATAATGAAGATATATTAAAATTTTCTACAAGACACATTAATGAAATATTTATTGCTGAAGATGACAAAGGTAGAATAGATACTGTTTATAGAAAATTTAAAATATCAATAAGAGCTGCTGTACAACAATTTGGTGCAAATGTTTCAAGAGATATACAAACTCAATTACCAAAAGATCCATACAAAGAAATAGAAATATTACACGCAGTTTATCCAAGACAAGATTTTAATCCTAAATTAAAAGACACAGATAATATGCCATTTGAATCTGTTTATGTAGAATACAAAAATGGTAATGAGTTATCTGTATCTGGTTTCCAAGAGTTCCCTTTCGTAGTTCCAAGATACTTAAAAGCATCACACGAAATATATGGTAGATCACCTGCAATGACAGCTTTGCCAGACGTAAAGATGCTAAATGAAATGTCAAAAACTACAATCAAAGCAGCACAGAAACAAGTTGATCCACCACTATTAGTTCCGGATGATGGTTTCTTACTTCCTGTAAGAACTGTACCTGGTGGATTAAATTTTTACAGAAGTGGTACAAGAGATAGAATAGAACCATTAAACATTGGTGCAAACAATCCACTAGGTTTAAATATGGAAGAGCAAAGAAGAACTGCTATTAGAAATGTTTTTTATGTAGATCAGTTAATGTTACAAACAGGTCCACAAATGACAGCAACAGAAGTTATCCAACGTAACGAAGAGAAGATGAGATTGCTTGGACCAGTATTAGGTAGACTACAATCAGAATTATTAAAACCATTAATTGATAGATGTTTTAATATTTTATTTAGAAGAGAACAATTTGCACCTGCACCAGAATTTTTATCTGGTCAAGATATAGAAATAGAATATGTTTCTCCTCTTGCTAAAGCACAAAAATCTACAGAGCTTTCATCTATTACTAGAGGTATAGAAATATTAGGATCACTTGCTAATGTTGCTCCAGTATTTGATTATATAAATTTTGATTCACTTGTTAAACACGTTGCTGATCTTGTGGGTATTCCACAAAAAGTATTGAAGCTACAATCACAAATTAATGCAGAAAGAGAAGCACAAGCAGCACAAGCTGAACAACAACAACAAATGGCTCAAATGCAACAAGTTGCACAAGCCGGAGGAGCAATAGCACCACTAGCAAAAGCCTTGCCAGAAGAAGCAAGAGCTGTAGCAAATTCTGAAGTGGAATAATATGGAAACAAAACAACTAGAGAAATTTATAAAAGGGTTACAAACAAATTACAAAACAATATTCAACACAGACGAAGGTAAAGAAGTTTTGTCTGATCTTGAGAAAAGATGTCATTATCATTCTACCACTAATGTAAAAGGTGATAGCCATGAGAGTGCATACATGGAAGGACAACGTAGTGTCATTCTATTTATTAAATCAATGCTACGAAACGATAAGGAAAAATAAAAATGTCAAATGAACAGATAACACAGGAAACTGTGCCTGTAGAACAAGCGACTACAGAAACAGCACAACCAGTTGCAACACCTACTACAGTTGCAAAAACAGACACACCAACTCAATCTTGGAAAGATTCTATTAGTGAAGAATATAGAAAAGATCCAAACATTGAAAAATTTACAGAAGCAGATGCTTTGGCTAAATCTTATATCAATGCAGTAAGAATGATAGGTCAAGATAAAATTGCAATACCTACAAAAAATTCTACGCAAGAAGTTTGGGATGAAGCATACGCAAAATTAGGTAGACCAGAATCGCCAGATAAATATAATTTAAAAATTGAATCTGACGTAGTTACTATGGATGAAAATGCAATTAAATCTTTTGCAGAACAATCTCATAAACTTGGTTTAAATAATAAACAAGCAGAAGGTATATTAGATTTTTATAAAAATAATATGGAAGGTACTGCTCAACAATCTAAAATTGATGCAGAAACTGCACAAGCTCAATCTGAACAAGAGTTAAGACAAGAGTGGGGTAGAGACTTTGATGCTAAAGTACAACAAGCTGGTGCATTAGCAAAAGCAAATATAGATTCTGAAGTATTAGATATGACATTATCAAATGGAATAAGACTTGGTGATCATCCGCAAATCATTAAAGGTTTTGCAAAGATTGCAAGTTTAATGTCAGAAGATAAAATGGTTACAACTGAAAGCGAAAGTGTTAATACAGTTGCTGACATAGAATCTGAAATATCTGCAATTACTAATGATACTAATAGTCCATACTGGAATAAATCACATCCAGATCACGACAAAATGGTTCAACAAGTTTATACATTAAGGGAAATGCTAAATGCAGATAAATAATCTTAATGATCAAGAAATTCGGTTAGAAATATTAAGAATGGTTAAGGAGACAGGATCTGAAGTTCAAAAAAATGATCCCTTGCCTTTTGCAGAAAAATATTATAACTGGGTAATAGGTAAGAAAATTCGTAAGAACCTTACTGACAAGAAGGAATAGACTTCTACTCTAAAAGAGTTTAAATCCAAGAATTGCCTACTCGTTTGAGTGGATAACCTTTCTGATTATTTTAACTTAATAATAATAATAATGGAGAGACAAATATGTCATCAAATATAACTACAGCTTTTGTACAGCAGTATTCTGCAAACGTACAAATGCTATCTCAACAAATGGGATCATTATTAAGAGACAAAGTTAGACAAGAAAGTGTTGTTGGAAAAAATGCTTTCTTTGATCAAGTTGGTTCAGTTACTGCTCAATTAAAACAGAGCAGACACTCGGACACTCCGCAAATTGACACTCCTCACTCAAGAAGAAGAGTATCACTTGCAGACTACGAGTTCGCTGATCTTATTGATCAACAAGACAAAGTACGTCTTTTAATAGACCCTACGTCATCTTACGCACAAGCCGCTGCTTTCGCAATGGGGAGAGCTATGGATGATGTGATTATCTCTGCAGCAACTGGTACAGCTTTCACAGGCGAAACTGGTTCTGGAACTGAAACTGCACAAACTGCAATCGCAGCTAATGTAGGTTCAACTACAGGATTAAACATTGACAAACTTTTAAAAGCAAAAGAAAAGTTTGATTTAGCAAGTGTTGATCCTTCTATCCAACGATACATTGTTGTTGGACCGGAGCAGATGAGTAATCTACTTGGTACAACTCAAGTAACAAGTTCAGACTTCAACTCTGTAAAAGCATTAGTACAAGGTGAAGTAGATACTTTTCTTGGGTTTAAATTTATAACATCCAACAGACTTTCAAAAGCAGGTAACGACAGAACTTGTATTGCCTTTGCTCAAGATGGAATCACTCTAGCAGTTGGTAAAGATGTTCAAGCAAGAATAGACGAAAGAGCAGACAAATCGTATGCTACTCAAGTTTACTACTGCATGAGTATCGGTGCTACTAGAATGGAGAAAGATAAAGTCATTGGAATAACTTGCACAGAAGCATAATAGGAGGATATATATATGGCTAATTCGGTACAATACGCAAAAACTGTAGATACACCTTCTGTTAAATTAGAGACAACAGAACTACATGGTAGAGTTAGAGTTGCTTACGCAGATTTTACTGCAGCAGGAGCTCAAGAAACTATCAATATGTTTAAGTTGCCTAATGGAGCAAGAATTATAGGTGGAAGAGTAAACCATGCAAATCTAGGTTCGGGTACAAATCTTTCAGTAGGACACGCAGCATACGTTAATGCAGCAGGAGCTACTGTAGCAGCAGATGTAGACGAATACAAGGCAGCAGCAGCAACAACATCAGCAGGTGCAGCAAATATTGCAGCTACTACAGCATTGGGTGAAAACTCTGTTGTAGACGCACCAGATGGTTTAGTTGTTACAGCAACTACTGCCGGTGGAAATGCTACTGGTTTTTTAAGTGTGTCAATGACATACGTTCTAGACTAATAAATAGAATTTTAGGCGGTGAAAGCGAGAGTGGAAGCCGCCTAGAGTGCATGAAAAAAATACAAGATTTAAAACCTGTATTACATTTTAAAAAAGATAATTATGTATATAGGTATGTGTTAGTTGATAGGTTCAAACATGATTCTAAATATCATTATGGATTTGATGCTAAAGAAGAAAGAACAGAAGAAGAAATATTTGCGTTAGAAAAAGATAGACAAATAAGACGTAAATATATTATAAGGAAGTAGTATGGCATCAACAGTAGACATTTGTAATGGAGCATTAAATCAACTAGGTGCAACAACCATACTTTCCTTAACAGAAGATTCAAAAAATGCTAGACTTTGCAACTCAAGATTTACTCAAGTAAGAGATGCAGTATTTAGATCACATCCTTGGAACTGCTTACAAAAAAGAGTTCAACTAGCATCATCAACAACTACTCCTGCATGGGGTTACAAATTTCAATTTGATTTACCAGGTGATTGTTTAAGATTATTAAGAATATTAGATTTTGATTCAAACTATCAAGTAGAAGGTAGATCAATATTATCTAACAATGAAACTATGAAGATACTATACATATCAAGAATAACAGATGCTAATCAATATGATGAGTTATTGAGAGAAACTTTATCTGCTGCATTAGCTGCGGATATTGCTTATGCAATAACATCTAACAATACTACATCACAAAATATGATCGTTAACTATCAAGATAAATTAAGAGATGCTAGATTTGTAGATTCAACAGAAGGTCAAAACGTAACTCAAGAAAATGGTATGGCAGATACTATTGATGCCGGTACATTCATAAACTCAAGGTTTTAATAAATGGCTAGAGTAGCTGCACAACTTACAAACTTTACAGCAGGTGAGCTATCGCCAAGATTAGATGGTAGAGTTGATCTAGCAAAATATCCAGCAGGATGTGCAACTGTAGAAAATATGGTTATTTATCCTCATGGTGCTGCAGCTCGTAGACCGGGTACACAATATATTGCAGAAGTAAAATCAAGTGCTGCTAAAACAAGATTAATACCTTTTGAATTTTCTACAACACAAACTTATATTTTAGAATTTGGAAATCAGTATATTAGATTCTTTAGAGATAATGGTCAAATACTATCTGGTGGTTCTCCCTATGAAATATCTTCACCTTATTTAACTGCAGAATTATTTGATATTAAATTTGCTCAAAGTGCTGACATAATGTATATTACGCACCCCAATCATGCTGTAAGAAAATTAAGTAGAACTGGACATACTTCTTGGAGTTTAACTGAATGTAGTTTTACTAATGGACCATTCCTAGATACCAACACATCTACAACAACTTTAACAGCAAGTGGTGTATCTGGTTCTGTAACTATAACTGCTTCATCAAATACATTTGTTTCTACAGATGTTGGTAGACAAGTTAGAATAGGATCTGGTCATTCAAAAATTACAAACTTTAGTTCTGCAACATCTGTTACTGTAACTACAACAACTAACTTTCCAAATACAAACGCATCAACAGATTGGTCATTAGGTGCTTTTTCAGAAACCACTGGTCATCCTTCCTGTGTATCATTTTTTGAACAACGTTTAGTATTTGCTGCAACATTAAATAATCCACAAACAGTTTACTTTTCTAAATCTGGTGATTATGAAAATATGGATGCTAACATTGGTGGTACTGTTGCAGATGATGATGCAATCATTTATACAATCGCATCTAACCAAGTAAACGCAATAAGATTTATGGCAGCCAGTAGAACTTTAATTATAGGTACTGCAGGTGGTGAATTTACAGTAAGTGGTGGTGGAGACAATGATGCTGTTACACCAACAAATGTTTTAATTAAAAAACAATCTAACCATGGTGCTGCAAATACAGATGCAATCGCAGTTGGTAACGCAACTTTATTTTTACAAAGAGCAAAAAGAAAAATTAGAGAACTAGCTTATAATTTTGATGTAGATGGTTATACAGCACCGGACTTAACTATTCTTGCCGAACACATTACCGAAGGTAACATTATAGAAATGGCATATCAAGAAGAACCATTAGCGATTGTTTGGTGTGTTAGAGGAGATGGTGAATTAGTTGCACTTACTTATCAAAGAGAGCAAGAAGTTGTTGCTTGGCACAGACACGTTTTTGGCGGAGTATTTGGTAGTGGTAAAGCTGTGTGTGAATCTGTAGCTGTTATTCCAAAAGAAGATAGTGAGTACGAATTATATATGATTATTAAAAGAACTATTAATGGTGCAACAAAAAGATATGTAGAATTTTTAAACACATTTGATTTTGATCAAACTGACAATACATCATTTAATTTTTTAGATTCACAATTATCTTATAGTGGATCATCTGCTACTACTATTTCTGGACTATCACACCTTGAAGGACAAACAGTTTCTATACTAGCAAATGGTGCAACACATCCAGATAAAGTTGTAAGCTCTGGTCAAATTACTTTAGACAGAGCTGTTACTAAAGCTAAAATAGGATTAAGTTATACATCAATATTAAAAACTATGAGAATAGATGCTGGTTCACAAAATGGATCATCCCAAGGTAAAACAAAAAGAATTTATGAAGTTACTGCTAGATTGTTTGAAAGTGTTGGTGTTGAAGTAGGACCAGACTTAAACAATATGGAAAGAGTACCTTTTAGAACTTCTGCTGATCCTATGGATCAAGGTATTCCACCATTTACAGGTGATAAAGAAGTAGAGTTTAGAGGAAATTATGATACAGATGGATTTATGATTGTTAGACAAACGCAACCTTTGCCTTTAACACTCTTATCACTATACCCAAGGTTAATAACAAATGATGGATAAACACTTACACATAATACCTTATACAAAAGAACATGGACAGTTTATATTATCCTGTCAAATGAA